CTCGAGAGGGCCCCTTAGCGATTGCCTGACCAAGCAGGTGATCTCCAGACTCAATCCTTGGACTGACTGGCACCTAGGACTCGTCCTAGCGAACGCAGTTAAGATATTAACTTATCCGCAAGGAAAATCTTATGTCACTCTCTAAACATCTCAAAGATGTTGAACAAAACGGGGTGCCGATTAAGGCATTGACCCGTACTGTTCTGGGAGTTAACACAGAAATACTACTTGATGCCTGGCTTTCAATCTATAAACACGAATGTGTTAATAGAGGGAAGGCGGAGACTATCAAATATATGAAAGCATTGTATGGTCAAGCTACAAGTTATAGCTTATACCAACAGCTTCCACATATCCCTTTTCGTAAGAAACTTAAATGCGGTCTCGTAAGAGATCTTAAAGCATTTAAGCCTTACTTAAGGGGTAGCATACCTAGAACTCGTGCAGCTCTTACTGTCTTAAGACAATATGAGATGCTCTACACCGAACCGAGTTACGATATTTCTACCGTAACCGATCCGTGTACAACGACTTCTCGTTGGCACAGATGGGCATTCACCCGTTGGATGAAGACAACTAGAAGAAAACTTCCGGTTATCAACATAAGTAAACCTGAGGATCATCAAACATCCAAGAAAGGTCCTAGCAGTTTACCTGCTATGACTTCTTGGGATGTTGATCTCCTAAGTTTACCCCAACACCTGATAGAAAGCATTTGCAGACTATCAGAGTTATTTGGGGATCCTGATCTTAGATCGAGGATCGAAACTCTAAAGCAGTTGTTAATTGCTAAAGAGACACCAAATAACCGTGAATGCCATTCGAGGATCCAGGTATTCCCTGCAGGCGGTGGTAAGACGCGAATAATAGCCATTTATGACTATTGGACGCAAAGAACTTTAAGAGCGCCCCATCGGGCAATCTTTAAGAACTTACGTAAAATACAAGAAGATGCTACCTATAGTCACGCATCAGCAGCCGATTGGCTGAAGACCGTGAAAGGTAATATCGACGTGTATTGTTACGATCTTACTGCTGCTACAGACAGAATACCGTATTGGGTTCACGATATAGTGTTGAAGCAACACCTGCAAGACGAGGAGAATAAATTTGAGATCGCAAGTTTAATT